TAATCTTTCGGAATCCAGAGTTGATGTTTGTCCATAAGAAAACATAATACAGCCATCTGAATGTCCGCTTTCATTATATAAAGAGTACGTTGGTGAGGTAGCATTAGTTCTACCTATTTGCTCTGGAACTTTAGTCCAAGCGGTTGTAGATAAACCCATAACAGTTTTAGTGCCATGATCGTGTATTGGATTATAATCTCCATCGTAACTATGTACTGACCAAGTTTCGTCTGTTTCTACTTGTTTTGGTCCAATTACTTTATTACCAGCACTAGCATAGTAATTGATGTAATCTGCGCCAAGATTGCAAATAAACTGCGTATATTCTGCTAATCTTTCGTCTGTATGGTCCAGTAGTAATTGTTCACCTTGGTGTATTTGTCCAACCAACGTAGGTGCTAATGATTTGCGATCTTCTTTTTTTCTGTATTCGTCTATATAGTCGTTGACAGAATCAATCATACTTTCAGGCATAGTGGTTTCCATAACGTAAACCGCTGGCAAAGGTATCATTCTTACCTCTTGTTCTTGCATAGATTTATGGTTTGTATGCTTTTGCTTTTGTAACTGCTGCTTGGATTCCTGTTAAATCTTTAGAACCATAATCAGCAAATTCTAAGCCGTACTCTAAATAACCACTTGTGCGTAAAACCTTTTCTTGTTTTTCAGCGTTGGTTAAATCGTTTGCATACTCATTGCTATCATCTAATGTATTATCAATAACAGTAATCATACCGACCATTGCGTTATACATTTTATTTTTTTCATCAGCTGTTCTAGCCATATTATTCTCCGTTTAATTAACTTTCTAATGCTTCGATTCTAGCAGTCAAAGCATCTATTTTATCGTCAGCTTCTTGCAAAGCTTTAACTAGAATAGGTATTAAAGCTGCTTCTGCTAGTTCTTGCGCTCCATCTTCTCTAACATCCCAGAGCTTAAATCCATCTTTAATGCTACTGTCAGCATCTATAGCTGCTTTAACTTCTTGAGCTATAAAGCCGTGGTTAGTGTTAGAGTTTTTGAAGACTTCGGTTGAGTCAGCTTTATAGGCGTTAAAGGTTTCAGGTAATTCGCCAAGAGTCTTGTACTTGAAGGTACGGGGCTGTAAAGCATTGATGAAACTAAGACCTGCTGTAGAGTCTACGATGTCTTTCTTGTAGCGTTCGTCAGATACTGCTGCCCAAGTTGCTGTACCATGTGCAGCTCTAATTTCACTAGTGCTATACCCTAAAGTTGTATAATCACTAGCACCAGAAACATGAGCCCCTATGACATTACATCTGTTATTGCCAGATGCTCCAACATCAGCTCCATACCCTAAAACAGTATTTTCATCACCTGTTGTTATAGTATCACCAGCTGATGCTCCTAAAAAAGTATTCCCTACGCCTGAGGATACTGCTATACCAGAGTCAAATCCAACCGATGTATTAAAAGAGTCGGTAGATGTGGCAAAGTTTTGCACCTTTAAAGCACCAGCACCTATTGCAACTGATTTATTACCTTTGGTATCTCCACTTAAAGCTAAATAACCAAAAGCGGTGTTAAGGTCGGCATCATTAAGAGCGTCACCAGTAGCACTTCCTACTAAGGTGTTTTTTACTCCTGTGGTTATATTAGCACCAGCTGTGTAGCCCAACGCTGTGTTGTGAGAATCAGTTGCTGTTGTAAAGTTTTGGTCTTGTAACGCTAAATAACCAACAGCCGTTGATTTAGTACCTAAAGTGTCGCTACTTAATGCTCCATATCCTACTATCGTATTATTGTCTGAGTCTGTAAGAGCATCACCAGCTAGTCCGCCTATAATAACATTTGATTCTCCTGTCGTTACAGCATCACCCGCTTTATACCCTACTGCTACATTATAGTTATTGGTTACAGTAGTAAAATTTTGTGAATCTAATGCACCTGTTCCGATAGCTACGGCTCTACCGCCTTTTGTATCTGTGGTCAAAGCAAGATAGCCTATTGCTATATTATTGTTTCCTTCGGTTAAAGCATCTCCAGCTAGACCACCCATAATTGAGTTTTGTGCGCCTGTTGTCATGCCAGCACCCGCAGCATGACCAATTCCTATATTATAAGCATTTGCTGCGGTAGTATTGTTCTGAGCAAGCAAAGCTGCGTAACCTATAGCAACACTTCTACTTCCCAAAGTTTCAGAACCTAAAGCCGAGTAACCTACCGCTACGTTAAAGTCAGCGTCAGTCAAAGCGTCACCAGCAAGTCCGCCTATGATTGTATTATTTGTACCTGTGGTTATTAATGCACCAGCTGTAAAGCCTACCGCTACGTTATATGCGTCTGTAGATGTAGCAAAGTTTTGTGTTTTTAATGCTTGTGTTCCTAAAGCAACATTCCTATCGCCTAATGTGTCAGCAGATAGAGCCTCGTACCCAAAAGCGACATTGTTGTTTCCAGTGATTAAAGCATCGCCAGCAAGCCCTCCTACTAAAGTGTTTAAAGTACCTGTGGTTATTGCTTGACCAGCACCAAAGCCAATGCCGATGTTGTAGTTATTTGTTGCAGTAGTAAAGTTTTGAGTCAGTAAAGCATTTCTGCCAACTGCAACTGCACGACTACCTAATGTGTCTCCTCCTAAAGCCGATGTACCGACTGCTACATTATAGTCTGCATCAGTAAGAGCATCACCAGCAAGACCACCTATAATGGTGTTTTGAGTCCCTGTGGTTATTTGGTTTCCTGCATTATACCCTACAGCTGCATTATAATTGTCTGTGTTTGTTGCAAAGTTTTGAACTGAAAGCGCACCATAACCAAGAGCAACTGCATTGTCACCTTTGGTATCGCTAGATAAAGTGGCATATCCAAGAGAGGTATTTCTGACACCTGTGTCAAATGCATCGCCCGACAGTCCTCCTATTAAAGTGTTTAGATTACCACTCGTTAATGATGTTCCAGCAAGAGTGCCTATAGCTGTATTGTAGTTTTCTGCATCATTGTTAAGAGTCTTTAGTGCTTGATAGCCTACAGCAACAGAACTTTTACCTGTATCTTCGGTTGCAAGAGCCTCAAACCCAATAGCCACGTTCTTATCACCAGTAGTTATTGCTGTACCAGCTTCATCACCGACAACCACGTTGTAATTACCGCCAGATGCAATACTGTTACCAGCGTTGACACCAGCTCGGAAGTTACTTGTTCCAGCTGTAGATGTTTGTAATGTTCCTCCAGTCGATTGAATAATTAAGTCTCCAGTACTATTTATGCGGAGTGCTTCCGTTGTACTACCGCCACTAGGCTGTGTAAAAAAAGCTATGTCGGAACCAGTGGAGCTGTCGTATGTTAAAAATCTAGCTAAGTTTGTTGACCAATCAATTAGCAACCCTTCTGAGATACTAGCGCCCGCTGCACCATTTATTTCAATAGCTGCACTAGCAGTTAAAAGGCCATCTACATCTACAACATCAAGGTTTGCAGTTCCGTTGACATCTATAGAACCTTCTAAGTCTATATCACCATTTACAATAAGATCATCTGTAACTGTTAAATCATCTTCTACTTTCAGATCTACAACATTCAGACTAGCAAAAGCATCAACAACTGCTGCTCCTGAACCAGCACCATCCAAGTAAACTGCTTTAACATCTCCTGGAGGAATAGTTATGTTAGCTCCAGAACCTTGTGAAATTATTATGTTTTGAGAACCACTTGTGCCATTTTCTATGAATTGCATCCTTTTCATAGTGTTTGGTCCAATTGTAATCGTACAGGCCGAGTCTAGCGTTCCTGTATATTTAAGATACATAGCCCTACCAGCATCAGAACTACCGTCTGCTACTGTAGTAGTATGTGTATCTGCGTTAGTAGTGATTGCTTCTGTACCAAAGCCTAAAGCTTCTCCAATCAACTCCAAGTTGGTATTTGTACTTGTTCCCCAAGTTCCTGACTCATCACCAGTAGCTATTTCTTTTAATCTTAAATTATTTACATAAGTAGCCATTTATATCTCCGTTCAATTGATTATATTACCTTTCTTTTCTACTGTTAAGCAACTTCTTCCCATCCTGGATCTTGTGCATCGTTTACACCAGTCCAAGTTGGCTCTTGTGTATCAGTAACACCTGTCCAATTTGGATCTTGTGCATCGTCTATTGGTCCCCAAACCAGTATTTGACTTATCGCTCCTGTGGCTTCAACACCTGTTGGAATAACAACAGCAGCAGCGTCAACAGTTACCGTTCCAATTTCTCCTGTAGCTTCAACACCTGTGACACTAAATACGTTGTCTGTAACTGTGCTTACACTTCCTAACGCCGTAGTAGCTGAAACACCTGTAGGGAATACGTTAGCGTCACACGTTACTGTTTCATCGCCTAAGGCTATTGTAGAAGCCGTTCCTGAAACACCTGTTATTGCAGCTCCTGCAGTAATTACATTACCAAGTGCTGTTGTTCCTGCTACTCCTGTTACTGAAGTATTAGCTATACCTGTAGCTGTTAAAGAACCTATTCCGCCTGTGCTTGCTATTCCTGTCGGGAATACGTTTGCTGTTCCAAGAGCTGTTAAAGAGCCTACTCCACCTGTTCCAGTGACTCCTGTAGGGAATATGTTTGCTATTCCAGTAGCTGTTAAAGAGCCTACTCCACCTGTTCCAGCAACAGTTGTTGGAGTTACATTTGCTTGCCCTGTAGCTACAAGTGAGCCTATTCCTCCTGTTGCAGTTAAACCAGTGACAGATGTATTTGATGCTGCTGCAATAGTAAGTGATCCAAGACCACCTGTTCCAGCTACGCCTGTAGGGCTTATATTTGCTTGCCCTGTAACTGTAAGACTGCCTACAGCTCCTGTGCTAGATACCCCTGTTAATTCAACAGGTATAGGCTCGCCCCAAGGACCTGCGCCCCAGGCTCCGCGACCCCAGCCCGTAATGTCAGCCATAGGCTATTTTACGCTATTCTTATAACTGCGTTACTTGCGTCTGCTGTCGGAAATTGAATAGTAAAACTTCCTGCAGTTGATGTCTTATCTCCACCAAAATCAAACACCGCAACAGCTGGATCTCCAGAAGCTGTGTCATTAAATATCATGCACCCTCTAGCAGTAATCGTTGCTGTTCCAAATGTAAGATCGGCAAAATCTGTGAACGCTGTGGTTCCAGAAGATGTTGGATTGACATTTGTTAACGCTGCTCCTTTAGCAGTATAGTTCGTTCCAGTAGCTTCGTTCGTTGTTGTATACGCTGTAGTAGACGCACTCATTGTGGCACTACTGGTATATAAAGCTAAATTAAACGTGTTTCCGCCTGAAGCTTTAAAATTATGTACACCCTCTAAAAGTTCTTTTTTAAAAGAAGTGCACATTGCTTGTGTTATAGCCATTATAGTCTCCTAATAATATTAGCTAGGTCTTTTTGACCTTGTTTTTCTAACTCATTACATATTGTACAAACATGGTTTTTTACAGCCTCATTCATGTAATACGTAATTACTTTTTTGCATGCTTCCTTAAAAGCATGTGCTTGTGCCCTAATGGGTGCAGGGGCCGTGTCGCTAATGGATACTAATCTATTAGTAGCCATTTCTGCAACTTCATCTACAGTGTGCCCTCTGTGATTTGTTGTAGTAACGCTAAGATTACCAACTTCTGTTTCTGAATCAAGTGAAAACATTAATATTCCTCTGGTTCTGGTGGTAGATCATTTCTATCTATCATTCCAATAAACTGTTGTTCTTCTTTTATTATATCAGACCATTTACATACACTCATCCTACCTTTGTCCATGTATGTTACAACGGGGTCTTCTAACCTATGGTAGCCGTATAACTTTTCTTTTGTAGGAACATCTGTCTCAAGTAAATTAGATCTAGGAGCGACAGATACTTCTATGTTGTTTTCCATACACTTTGCCAACCAAAATTCACAGCAAGCCTTGCCTGACTCTGCAAAGTGCATGTTGGTTTTATAAGTAAAGTCTACGCCAAAAACTGTTAAATGACTTACTTTGTTCCATAAAGCAAAAGCTATAGCGTAAGCAACTGTATTATTAAAGTAAGCGCATCCAAGATCACCTATTAAAGGGCCCAACGGAAACTCCTCTGCAGCTGGTACACGCTTGTCCAGCTCGCATGTATAAATAGGATAGTCTATCTGTGGTAGATACTTTCGCATAATCTGAGTCATGCTACCTGCGTCTTCTGTATCTAAAAATCGAGACATAGGATCTAGTATAAAAGCTCTGTCCACCTCTGGTAGCACACTAACCATAGCGTTTATGGCCCACACTTCATCAAACGCTAAACTGTGTGTCCTGGACAAATGATAATCTATTTGACTTTGACCCATTGCTACAAGCGCAATGTTCTTACCTTCCAATTCTGGAAGTGGCTCTTTGAGCATTAGGTGACAGGAATACGAACTTGGTCGTACCTATACTGACTTTGTGTTCCTGCTCCCTCTGCAGTATTTTTTAATCTTGCCAGAGCGTCCTCGAACCTCTGATTGTATAAAGCTGTTTCTGCTGGATCCATTTTTAAGAAGATAGATGCTTCGGTCAAACAAGCATACAGCAAAGCTATAGAGGCATTTTCAGATAGCCATGTTTGACCACTATCTCCAGCTGCAGTTAAAGAAGCTGGTCTATAAAAATAGTGTAGTTCAAATGTGTAATTGCTATCAGGGGTAGGTGCGATAATAAAACTGTCGCTATCAAATTCTGCATAATACTTTGGTCTTCCTGTTACAGCTCCTGTCGTGGTTGGTTTGTACGACCTCATAAAGCTAACTTGTTTTAAATTAAGGTAGTGATATGTATCGCTATCTATTACAGCCAAACTAAACGGAGCTAAAAAATCTGTAGGCATGCCTAAATAAGGTGTGCCAGAACTAGCTGTTCCAGTTACGTTCTTTTTAAAGTTGTCTAACCAAACACCTTTTAAAATTCTTTCTTCGGCTTGTTCAATTATTATATTTAAGTTGTTTACAAACGTTGTTTCAGAAGTATCTACATAATCCTGTATCGCTGTTTTTAATGAACTGTATGTAAATCCTGCCATTATACTGGTCCCGCTGTTACGCTATCTCCGCCACCTGTTACATCACCTGTAGTGGCTGTTCCTGTAGATGTAAACTTATATTCGTTAGCATCTACTACAGTTATTGTATATCCACTTGCTGCTTCAAGTACAGTAGTCGTAACGCCATCAACAGCTTCTGTATCTCTAAATCTTACTGTATCTCCAGTAGTTCTGCCATGTTTAAATTCTGTAACGGATATAACTGTGTTTGCTCCAGCGTCTCCTGTTCTAAAAGGATTCAATGGCAATAACGTTTGAGCAAGCCCTACTGTGCAATCTACTCCGCCACCCCGTCCTCCTGACGTGCCTGTACCTGATGTAGCGGTAAAGGTGTATGTGTTGTTGTAATAATTTAACAAGTCATCTGTAGGATTAGCTGTAACGGTTATTGAGTAGCCATCAGGGTCTTCTATAACGCTGCTGGTAAACCCATCAAACGCATCTACGTTTCTAAATCTAACTTTATCTCCTGTGCTTCTGCCATGATTGTCTTCAAACACTGTTATTACTGCACTACCTTGTGTTGTAAGGAATGGATTGTTTACAAGAAGACTTTGAGCAGAAGGCTCGGTTCTGTCTGGTCTAGGATTTAATAAAGCCTGTGGATCTGCACCAACAGGGGGTGCTTCTAGTTGAGGTTGCTTAGGATCAAAACATTCTGGGCACGTTTTAAATCCATCCCATTGTTCTTGCAATTGGTGTAAACGATACCTTTGTCCGCAGGTGTCGCAGATTCCGTAAGCTCGTTTACCTGATGCAAATGCCATATCATATTATAAGTCTAGGAGGTAAGAATTTAGAACTAACAGAATCTATATCTTCACTAGCTGCTCTGTCCCATTCTTCGTCATAAACTGATTTTAATAACTGTATCCTATCTGGAGCTCTTTTCATCGCTATGTAATAAGCAAGTCCTGCTGTCATACAAGGCAAAAATCTAAATACCACTTCCATGTTATTTGTGTAGTCCCCTGCATCTTGCATTCTTGTCAGTGCATAGTATTTGATTACATCAGTAGAGTTTTCTGGTGTAGGGTACAAATAAAGTTTTGGTGTGATGTGTCTTTCTAAGAAAAATTGAGTAGGCCTAGCTTGGTCAGTTTTGTTAGGGGTATAAAGATAATCTGACCTACTCAACCTCGACATTTGAAAATCTGTGCTATCACGAGTAATAACAGCAGAAGTTATGTCTATAATATCTGTTCCAAGACTTACTTCATTAGTTCCCTTAGTAACCGTAAAACTATGCTCAGCAATAAGCCATTGATTCAATCCTCTGTTTGCCCACTCAGCGATCATAATATTTAGTGAGCGTCTTGCTGTTTCTAAATCGTATCCTGTGCGTAACTCAAGACCGCATCTTTCGTATGCTTCTTCTATAAGTTCATCAATACTAAGATTGAATGATGTTGTTCCTGATGTCGCCATTATTCTTCCTCTGCGTATAGATTATCAAATATTCTATTAACATCCAACGTATAATCTAAATCAGACTTAGAATAATGTATGTGCGCTGATGGTTTAAAATCAGGAGCTCCTTGTCCTGTTTCAAACCAAGCTGGATGTGTAACTCTGACACGGTTGTTTGGTAAAGCAACTATGTTACCTGTCCACGGCCCCGCATCTAACAATTCCATAACATGACTTTGTTTGTGTTGTGCAGGGTCATCTGCAATTTCATTCTCTGCGTAGTCTACTGTAAACAAGTATTTAGCTGGGTACATTTCTCCCCCTATTTTAGCTAACCAAGGACATGGTGTTGCCCTATCTATAACGTAAACTGCATGATTATGAGAGGAGCAGTCCCAAGGTTGAGCATCATGTACAGCCATAGGTTCTGGCCATTCAACAAATGGCGTGTCTCCTACTAAAGCAGTAATAGGCATTCTTGCCCACATTGCACCGCCGTACACGTTTTCCATTCCTTGTTCTTCTTGTTCTTCGGAAGGAACACCTGTAAAAATAATTTGAAAACTAAGACATCTACAAGGCATTGTTGTGACACCCACGGCCATGGCGTGTAAAAACTCGCCATGAAACCGTTCGTGGTTGTGAGTGTACTCTTTCCTTACCCAACACTTAAAGTGGGGTATGTTGCTATGTAGGTAGGCCACTTAGGGCTTTCCGCCTTTTTTCCCGCCTTTTTTATTACCTTTGGTATTCATAGCGATTACACCGCCCATTCTATAACCTTTGGTTGACATTTGACCGCCAGCGACTTTACCGCCTACTTTGTAGCCTTTGCTAGTCACACCGCCAGCTTTCATGCCTTTGGTTTTCATCTTACCGCCTTGAGCGTAACCTTTAGTCTTTTTAAACATATCTAATCCTTAATTGTAGTATGCAACAAAAAAGTCGCAGTTAGTCAAAGCTACATAAGCTCCTTCTGTAAAACGACAGCCCATGCCTGGTATGTAGTGATCGAAAGATTCGTTCGCTGCAGAACCAAACTTAAACTGAGCTATTATCCTAGTGCCACTAGCACTTGTACCATCATAAATAATGATTTGTGCATCAGCAGCACTAGATTGAGCTTGTACAGACTGTATTCTTACTGAGCCTAAATTAGTAGCAGTTCCAGCTCCTGATGCTCCAATGTAACCTTGAAGCTGTCCTGAGCTAGTTAAAGGAACGGATGCTTTTACATCTGAACTCATATTAGTCTCCGATTAATCGTCAGCAAATGGTGTAACTAAAGTTCCTGAACCTAAAATAATACCTTCAACAGCATACTTCGCAGAAGCCATTGCAGTGACTTTTACGATACTGCCAGCAAGTCCGCCTTTTGTAGTTCCATTCATAGTAATTACATCATTCGTAGCACCAGATATAAAAGTTTTACCTGTTGCATTGTTAACGCCTGTGTAAAGACCTCCAACAAACTTATCTGTTCCATCTGTTTTAATATCCATATCTGTAGCTGCAGTTTCTACTACAAAGAAGAAACTAGCTCCTATGTTATTAAGTTGGTTTGGATCAGTAGAGTCGCTTGGAGTGGTAGCTACAATTGAAGGTAAAGTAAATTTACCATCTGCATCATTACAAGTAAGAATTTTACCTGCGTGTGCTGCTACTGTAAGTGTAGTGTCGGCTGTTAAGCTAACAAAAGCTGAACTACCTGCTGAAATAAATCCAGCCAAAGATTTGACTGGTCCTGAAAATGTTGATTTAGCCATATTTTTCTCC